GTGGATGGCGCCAGAGAGGCGCGCGCTGAAGAAGATGTCCGGCAGGAGTCTGTTGGCTCGATCGATGGTTGAGACGTCCTGCACGCGCGGGGCGGTGATGACGATCGGCGTCTCTGGATCGAGCGCGCCTGGCTGCTCCTTCGTGCCTTGGAATTCTCCGAGCACGCCTCGGATCTCTGACTCAACGAGCGCGACGGAGGCGTTGGTGAATGGCAGCTTCGGCGCGTTCGCAAGGACGGTCAGAAGTGATTCCTGAAGCGCGGCCTTGATGGCGTCGACGGTGCGCGTCACGTCAATGAATTTGCCGCTGGCCATGACGCCCTCGCCAGTGATCGGGATCCCGGCGACGCTGATGTAGTAGTTCCCGTCCTGCGCGATGAGGTTGGCCTTCGCCGTGGCGGTGAGCACGCTCTTCGAGACGCCCGCGAGCTGCTTGAACTTCCACGTCGAGCTTCCGGGGTCTGTGGGGAATCGCCCACCCATCCACGCGAGCGCCGCGTAGGAGAGAACATTGTCACTCCAGATGCTGTACGTGCGCTCGTAGGCTGCCGCCTGCAGTACCAGCTGCACGTTTCCGGCGAGGCCCTGCACGACCTCGGTGTCGGCCGTGTTGCTGCCGAAGATGATCTGCTCGGCCTCAGCCCATGCGGCTGCCGCCTCGACCTCGGCCTTTGAGTTGCTGTCGAGTCCGAGCCCATACCAATCCGGGTCGGCGAGGCGGATCGCGGTGAGGTCCGCGACGATGCCTGGGTCTGCCGTCTCATCCAGCAGGACCAGGTTACCGACGCCCTGGACGTCCCACAGCACGCCGGAGGTTGAGGTGAGCAGAACGCTGCCAACTGGGTTTGAAGCGACCATGGGTCCCGCGCCAATGGCCGCGGTGAAGAGCGGGGTGAGAGCCGTCGCGATCGTGATCGTCGTCTCGGCTGCGCCGTTGACGTAGCTGACGCTCGTCTGTGTCCCGTCGGGGGCGACCAGCGTCGCGGTGTTGACGACGCCTTCGCCGGTCTCGATCGCTGTCAGACGGATCGTCTGCGTGTAGGGAGTGGCGCGACGACCGATCTTGAATGAGCTCACCTTGGGATTCTGGATGAGCTTGGTGGCGGCGCGCACGATCGGGTCGTTGGCTCCGAACCCGTCCGTCACCATCTCCGACGGCTTGGCGTAGGTTCGGACGCGCTCGGGGAAGACGGACGTCTGGAAGTATCCGGCGATGAGTGGCGTGCCGAAGTTCGCCTGGTCTGGCGTCAGCGTGTTCGCCGTGATGTTGACTGTGACGATCGAGTCGATATCGGACATTGTGCGATGCTCCTGGGCGAGGGCTCTTTGAAGGTTCTAGCACCACGGACAGCCCCACGTCACGCGGGGCCTATGGGAGTACGATCTCCCAGGCCGGGAGAGGCAGCGGAATGCCGTCCTCCCCTTCGATTGATGGCTGAGTTTGGACGGTCTGAATGTACCCAAGCGCCGGCGCTCGCTCCGAGGTCGCACGGTGCATGCGGACGACGATGGTCGCCACCGCGCGCTGGCGCCCGTCTACGGGCAGCGACGCCGAGAGGACGGGCCCCACGTCGACCACGCTCGTCGACAGCGCCTCCAACGCCAGCAGCGTCTCGTCGCGCTCGAGGCGCGTGCGGATCTGCTGCGCCAGAAATCGCGCGCTCTTCGTGGCGAGCTGGGTGGCAGTCTCGACCTGCACGAGCAGCTCGAAGAGGTGCAGCTCATTCACGCTAGGCTCGATCTCTTTGCCCGAGGACGCGACGTCGTTGACATCGAAGCGCGTCTCCGTGCTGAGCACGCGGTCGCTCGCGATGAAGAGCGTGCAGAAGCCCGCCAGGCCGACGGCTGCCGGGCGAGCGCGGTCCCTCCACCACGTCTTGAGTCCGCACAACTCTGCGAAGATGGCGACCATGCCGTCGTCCCAGATGTCCGCCTCAGACGGCGTCGTCGCGCTTGGCGTTGTCATCTTCGATCACTCCCGCTTGTGAATCTCGGCTCGGATGGATGCGAGGAACCTGCTCTGATCGATGAGCGGTGTAGAGCTGCCCTTCGCCGCGACGGTTGACGCTGCGTTTGCAGGGTCGATGTGATCGCGAACGCGCGCCTTGATCTTCGCGACCAGCCACTCGCCGAACTGCAGGTACCCGACGTCCGGCCGCAGCTCCTTCGTGAGAATCTTCTTTCCGACGCGCCGCCAGGCTTCGTCCACCGCCGCCTTGTTGAGTTCGATGGTGTCTCCTAGCCAGGAGCGTCGAGGCTCTCTCGCCGTGCCTGCCTCAGCAAAGAAGGCGACGTCCGCGATGGTCACATGTCCGCCAGGCTCCCAGACGGCTCCGTCTTCTGCGTGGACTCCGACCGTCGTTGAGATGCCGTTGGCCTTCGCCGTCTTCTCGATCAATCGGTCGAGCTTCCGAGCGACGCGCGCGATGGCCGCGGTGTTGACGCCGTTGGCCATCAGGATGTCGCGGGGTTGTTTGGGACTCGGATGCCGACGACGCACTCGCGACGGATCTGCAGGTACATGCGCTCGTAGGTGGTGAGCGCGTCCTCGCGCGTGACCTTCGCATTCGCAGGGACGAGACGCGCATGCTGGCCCATGGGGCTGCTGCTCAGCAGGTGCGCAGCCAGGTACGAAACGGCGAGGTCGTACTTGTCGCCGAAGACCGACTCGGAGCAGCGCAGTCGGGCTTCCGCCAGCTTCGCGTCGACCAGCTCCTTCGAGGTCTCTGCGAACTCGGGAAACGCAACAACGAATGACGAAAACCCGACTGCCATGGGTCAGCCCCCCGCGCGGGTGGAGCCAGCGGTCTCCTCGTCGAGCTCCTCGGCGCGCGCGTCGAGGGCATCGATGATGCTCCTTCGGTTCGCCTTGGACGTCTCGATGTTTCGCCACTTGGCGAGCTGCTCGAGATCCTTGCTCGCCGCGATCCATGGACGCGCCTTCGCGACCGTGAGGTCGGTGAGGCCGTTGAGGGCATCGGGCGCGTGCGTGTGCTCGGTGACCTCGGCCGCGCTCGCGTTGTCCCGCAGCGTGCCGACATCGCAATGCAGCTTGACCGTGGGATGATCGAGCGCCGCCAACCAGCGCTCAGCAGGTACTCGGTTTGCTCCAGGTCGGAGCTGAAGCTCTTGGTGGACGACGACGCGCTTGCCTTCCTCGTCGGTCCCATAGACCGGCGGGAGCTTGAACGGCGATGGCCTGGTAACAAGGATTGAGATCGTGGACATTGACTTTTCCTCTGGTTCGTCTCGAGGTTCTTCCTCGGCGACGTAGCTAGAGCATAGCAGAACGCCTCCGATCGGACAGAGCCGATGGAGGCGTCGTGCAGATGTCGATCTGGATCAGGCGACGTCGGCGTAGGCGCAGGCGAGCGGGTAGTGCATCTCGACGACGCCGATGCGTGCGTGGACCGGGACCTTGAAGGCGAGGTTCTCCGCTTGCGGCGGCAGCTCCTCGTAGATCACGGGGATGTTGTAGGTGAGCACGCGAGGGTCGCGGTCGTAGCAGACGATTCGAGGAACGCCGCCAGCGCCGGCGGTGTTGAGCTTCCCCCATTGCTCGACCGCCTTGATGTACGGCGACACCCGGAGGAAGGTCGCGAGGACAGTCTCGCCAGTGGTGGCCGAGTAGGGGAGCGAGGCGATGAGGCCGTACTCCGCCGTCGGCAAGATCATCGTGTTCGGCTCTTCGACCTCGAGCGTCAACGTCACGATCGACTGCGCGAGGAAGTTGAGGTTCTCGAGCAGTTGTGCGGCGGTGAGGAGGGACCACGCTCCTGCGTTTGGCAGCGCAACGATCGGGACGTTGGCGTTGTTGACGAGGCCCGTGGTTCCGACCTCAGGAGCGCCACTTGCGCCGATCTCATCGATGCGACGATCCACGCTCTTGCGAGCTGCCGCCGCCTTGCGCTGGTTCAGGGCGTTCCCCACTCGGAGAGAGCGGCGAATGTCCTGAATCGACCATTGGTAGGCGGCGCCAGCGCTGATCACCTTGCTGGTGAAGCTCTTCGCGTTCGCGTCGACGAGCGGAAGGTTGTCCGCCATGTTGGCGACGATCTTCGCGGCGCCGACCTCGTCCCACTGGTAGTAGGTGATCGTGTCCGCGCCGGGGTCTGCCGTCTCATCCAACGGAATGAACATCAGCGCCTTGAGCTTGGCGTAGCTGATGTCGAAGGTTTGAGCCTTCACGTACTCGAGCTGGCGCGCGAACGTGCTCGTCTCGTCTCCGTCGAGTCGAACGCCGAGCGTGTCCAGGATGCGTTGCGCCATCTCGATGTCGCGGGCGTCGACGCGAATGTCTTCCATTTCGATTTCCATGATGTCTCCGGTCTGCTGAGTTGGTTGGGGTCGTGCGTCGGGCGTCAGCCCAACCATGATCAGGATGGATAGTACTCCACCACGACGAGATCGCCGATGCCGGCGACGCTGCCGAAGCGCGCGCCTGGCAGGGCGACGGCCGTGGCGACGTCCGCGTCGGTGCGGACGGCCCCGAGCGTGGCGAACGTGCCGGCCGCGAAGCGCACGAAGACGGGCGTCCCGCGCGCTGCGACAGCGTCCTCCGCAATCATCCAGATGCGACCGCGGCGAAGGAAGCGCATCACGTCGTCCGCGGCATAGGTGCCGGGAGCTTCGCGCGTGGTCTCGGCGACGACGAAGCCAAGCGCGCTGCTGTCCGTGACGCTGGCGGATGCGGCCGGTAGCTCGCAGCGCGGCGGTCGGTCGTCGGCAGCGCCGCCGGCGATCCGGTGGACGAATCGTCCGAACGAGACGGCCTGCGACGCGATGCACGTGTCGAGGACTGAGTCGGCGAGGTCGACGAGTCCGCCCTCAAGGGCGACCGCCGGGTCATATCCATAACTTGTCTGCATTGGCTCTGCTCCTATTCGAGGATCGGGTGAACGTCGAAGTCGATGATCTCGCTCGACCACTCGCCGCCTGAAAGTTGTATCACACCCTGGAGCCGCCATCGACCCACACGGTCGAGGAAGCCCGTTGTCGTTCTGATCTCGATATACCCGTCTGAGCCATCGCCGACAAACCCCGGCAGCGCCGGGACCGTCGCAGTCGCGAAAGTCGCGGGAATGAGTTGCACAATCGGCGCGTCGTCCGGCAGGTCGCCAGGCTTCTCGACGCGCATGAACAGATCGACGCCTGGCACGGCCGTGGCGAGGTTCAGCGGAGGTGGCGTCGGGTCGACGATGGGGTTGTAAGCGTTCGTCGAGAGGTCGAAGATCCTCAGCACGAGCGCGGTATTCGTGTCGCCCTTGCGGATGGTGGGCTCGAGGCGGGAGCCGTCGAGGCGATTGGAGATCAATAGCGTCATGACTCGGCTGGCCTTCCATGAGTCTGCACGATCCCGGTCCCGCGCGCACTCCCACGCACCAGCGCCGCGCCCACGCCGGACGCTGTGGCGACGCCGGAGCCTTGGGCGATGGCCATCCCAACGTCGGCGGCAGCCGCCTGCACGCGCGCCAGCGCAGCGCCCTGGGCGATGCAGCGCGCCGACGGGACGACCGGGGAATAGTGGCGCGGGCCGGGGTTGAGCCCGTGCGCCACCAGCGCGCCGACGGCGTTCAGCCCATGGGCGATCACGTGGGCGCTCCTCGCTCGTGCTGCACGCCGAAGAAGGCGAGGACCTCGTCCCCATTGTCCGTGGTCAACTCGGCGCGGTAGAGCTCGGTGACGCCGTCCTGGGCGTAGACGACGAGCTGGCGTGGAGGGCCCGCCGCGAAGTCGACGCGGATGCGATTGCGCAGCACGGCGATGGCCTGGGCCGCGCTGCCTGCGGTTGTCTCGTGCGCCGCGAGGACCTCCTGCCAGACGGCGTCGGCGATGGCTGCCGCGGTCGGGTCGTTGAGCGCAGCCACGATCTTAGCGACTGCATCCGTCGCCAGGGCATCGGCGTCGAGGGCGTTGGTGGCGATCGCCGAGGCAGTCAGTACGCCCGCCGCCATCGCGCCTACGCTCGCATCGATGCGCCCGCTCACGAGCGCCGCAGGAAGCCGCGTTTGAATGTCGTCCGCATCTGCCTGCACCGAGGCCACCGCCGCCGCCGTCGGCAGATCCAGGAACGATTCCACCACCAGCAGCAGATCATGCGCTGAGGCCGCCACCGCGCCCGTGGTCGCGTACTCCGCCGAGAGCGCAACAGTTGCACTTGGGAGGTTCGTGATCGCCGCGAGGTCGAGCGAGTGTCGGTAGTGGCCGTCGCCGATCTCAATCATCGCGGCTTGCCGCGTGGTCCAGCCAGCGGCCTTGAAGGTCATGTCGAACCAATCGAGGTATGACGCGCCGTCGCGCACGGCGACGACCGCCGCCAGGCCCGAGACGCCGCCGTTCTGCGAGACGGTCAGCGCAAGCTCAGCCGTCTCAGATCGCTCGACTGTCAGCGTGCTCACAGCAGCACCGTGGGCCGCGCGCCGAGACGCCGCGTGAGAGTGATCGTACCCGTGCTGGCTCCCACCGCCGCAGATGGGACGGGGATGTAGGGCTCCCATGAGCCATCCGTTTGCGCCACCAGCAGACCATCCGCGCGTCGCGTGAGCGACAATCCAGCAAACCATGTGCGCTGCGCTGGTCCCGTGTCGGGATAGGTCGTCCATCCGCCAACGCGGTTGGAATAAACGGGGAAGAAGAAGAGACGAGCGTAGGCCGTGCCGGGATCGCAGTTCCACCGCTTTGCCGTTCCACTTCGATCGATTCCGCCAAAGAACCCCTGCATGAAGCACCATTTGTCGACCGCAGGGATAACCTGCGAGTTCGCCAAAGAATATTTGAAGCTCCCGCCTCCCCAGCCGTTATGTACGATCGTTCCAGCCGGGTACGACGCGCCGCTCCAGGGAGCGTCCAACGTGATCGTGTTCAATGTGTAGTTCACTGCGCCGGGCGACCATTTGTAGCCCACAAAGTTACGCGAATAATACTCGTACACATGTCCGAAACTGTTCGAGTAGTTCATGAATCGGATGGAACACTTGCGCTTCGTCGCATCCGTGTTGTTCCATCCCGTTGCGTCCACGAGGTAGATCACGGTGTCACCTGGATTCAGGTCAGCCGCGAGTGTCGTGCGCGCGCTTCCAGGCTCCGTGATATGGTGCCATGGCGAAATCAGGAGCTTGTCCGCGTCGTAGTACTCGATGCCTGCGTAGAACAAGTGCCGATTGCCGTTGGCGTAGGCGCTGTAATCCCCCGGCTCGCCACTCTGCATGACGTAGCCGGTCACCTCGTACATGGCGTTGGGATCGATCGGGATGAACTCGTCCGTCTCAATGGCGCCAGGAAAGTAGCCCGTGAATTTAAACGAACCTGGTAGTCCTGGCGACTTCGCGCCGTCGAAATCCAGCGTCGAAAAGTTGTAGTTCGTCCCCTGCAACGCCGTCCCATTCGTGATCAGACCGGCGTTGCGCGACTGCACGTAGAGCGGGGTGCCGTCGAGCGCGACCTTGTCCGAGGCCGACATGAAGCCGTCAGTGCCCGAGGTCGCCTGAGCGTGCAACGTGCCTCCACCGCGAATCCCGTGCGCGTGCTGATGGTCGG